GCCAGCCGCGTCGGTTGCAACCTGATCGACTGCATAGGTTGTGTTGCCCGTCAGTCCAGTGACCTGGGAAAATTGATATGGCGTGTTGGCAGTGATAGCGACATCAGCAGGAATCGCTACAGCATTTGCATATGTGCCATCCACAATTTCCTGCTGCGTTGCCGCCGGATCGGATGCGAGGCGGACAACGGCGTGGGCTGTGCCGTCCTCATCACTGGTTGCCCCGAATGTGACTGCTATATTGCTGTCGACACTGATAGTCGGGTTGCTCAGTGTGGGCGGTGTCGTATCGGTAGCAGCGCTCTGCGGGTATGCTGCTGCGACCAGCGCAACTCGCTGCCCTGCTGACATAGTCCACGATACAGAGGGCGTCGATGCCGTCGTTTTGTGCGACGAGCTGACATTTGTCGTAGCTGTCGCAGCGACCCCATCCAATTCTATTGACTGATCTGTCGCCGGTGTCGCCGTAATAGAACTGGCATACCCGATTACATCTACAATAATATCTGTACTGGCTGCATTTGCTAGAGACACCGTTGCCGATGACAGCCACCCACCCACCTTGCCACGGTCAGTTCTAGCCCCAGAATTTGTTAGGGCATCTACTGACAGCACATGAGTATCGTTAGCTGTCTGGATGTCGATAATCAAATCCGCCGAGCCTATCGGCGGATTCTGCAACTCGTAGAGTTTTGTAATCCTACTATCGCCATCATTCTCGGCAATTACCTCGGTCATTGCCTGACCTGCATAGGTAGCCGCAGTTGTTTGTCGCGACCACGGGCCGCTAACGCGCAACAGCAGCACATTCTCACCGGACACAATAGTTGTTGGGAGAACTATCTGTAGTCCGGACGACGTGTACGCGCCGTTATGTTTATTTACAATGCTCATGTCACACCCCACAAATTAGTAGTGGCGAACTCTACATTATCCATCAACCACTCTGTATTCTCATCATAATTGCGATTCGCCCAACCCATAAAATAACCCGCCGCCCAGCCGTCAGGGCCTCCGGGTGGAGGTGCTATATCGGCGGTATACAGCCCGTGGAGCTGGCTGTATGTACTCTCCGTGTCCCGACGTTTCCACAGCTCTATCACCCCATCGTTTGCGCCTCGTGCAGAAGCTGCCTTCATGTGGAAAATCAGATCCATCCATTTGCCTTGATCGTCAGGATAAGTGATAAACGGTGTATACTGTCGGTGAAAACCTGTAATTGTATGACCACCAACAGAGTAATGGAACGCTAGGTCGCTGCCGTTATTCCCATCGTCCCAGAATTCCCAAATTATAGTCGGGCCATCTCCATTTGCTTCGTAACCATCCATCCAGAACGCTGCCAGTTTACGATTAGACGGATTAACTGCTGGATGGATAAAGTTTGTCGGGACACGGAGTGTGAGTTTTACCCACAATTCGAGGTGTGGTGATCCAGTCACAAACCTCTGCTCAGAAATATCCTGTCCTGCGGCGTAGTAGAATCTCAAACTATTGTCACCCGTATATGCGCGCCAATTTCCGCCCCCTGATGGGGAGATAGATGTGTCGCATACAACCGCACCATCATAAATAATAGTGGGCGTACCCGGTGATGACGCTGCACACTGGGGATTCTCTGTGACAATGTATGTCCACGCTCTATCAGTCCAGCTAAATCCTTCCGAGTTCGTTGTTGACAAGTCGCCAGATTCAAACCCGTCCGAAAACAGCGCCCCGGGTGTTGGGAACTGTCCCTGCGCCGCCGCTTCCTGTACGGTAATATTCGCCGTCGCTGTGCCAGTATTCCCTGCAGCATCTGTAGCACTAAATTCAAACGGCTCGACACGGGCAGGGATCGGGTCGGGCTTGGTTGCTAGGTTGTTGGTAACAGCAACCGCGCCATCCGTTTCATCAACAGCGGATGCCTGGGCCAACCACGATTGCAGCGCCGGGTCGTTATGCGACAGCCCCGCTGCGCCGTTGGCAAACTGAATTGTCGTATCCGCTGGCGGGGTGACGATAGGTGCAGTGGTGTCTGTGTTAGGTATATGTTCGAGCCATCCGCCAGCGTTCCAGCGCATCGAAATATCAACCGAATTTCCGGAACTTGGTATCATTATTTGTTCTGTCCTTTTAACATGATAGCACTGAGCTGTGCTTTCGCTTGTAATTGTGAGGTATACGCATCTTGGGCTATTTCTTTTTCTTTCAGAGAAGCATCTAGAAGCATATTCCGCTGTTCAAGTTGCAGCTTATCCGCTTTAACTTCAAGATCCCCTTTGACTTTGATTTGCTCCAGCTTCAGTTTTTCTTCGTCCATCTTCATGTCATGTTGGATTTTCTGGGCTTGAAGCTGGAAAGCCGGATCAATTTGTTGAACTTGCTGCGCCTGAAGAGATGCCTGTACCATCTGATCCACAAGTTTCAAGATATTCTCACGATTAGGAAGCTGGGAATATTCAAACACGCCGCGCAACAGCAGCCAATAGGCTGGAGATTCTTGCGGTACGGAGTTCAGCAGTTGAGCGAACTGTTGTTGTTGCAGTTCACGGGACATGACAGAGAGACGAGTCTCAACTACGAAGTCCACATCAATGACCGGATACCGATCCGTGTCAAACTGCATGTAACGCCACGCGATCTTATGAACGAGCGGTGTCAATAGTTGCCTCTCAAGGTTGGCCAATGACCGGTTCATTCGCTTGGACATTGAGCCGTGAGCCATTGAGACTACACCTACTTTCTCGTTGGCATAGCCCTGCTGACGGGTCATGTCCAAAGTACCAGTCGCTGCTTGAAGCATCTGGCGAAGTTCAGCGGATTGGTTGAAGGTCTCCGCTCCAACAGAAGAGAGCTTGATTTCCTTCATAGCTTGTGCTGGATCGCCATTGAACAGCAACACCGAGTTGGGGCCAATGGTGGGTTTACCTACCCCATGCGGCAATGATAGCGCATTGATACCAACTGCTCCAAAGATGCTGCGACGCATCGCGTCAATGCGTCCACGCATCTCAGCGTCCAACGCTTTCGCGGATTGAAACCCTTTCTCGCTGATACCACGCCCCCAAAACTCTCCGGGGACTTTCTCCACGACAAAATGGACGATTGAACGGTCTTTCATCCAAAATGGATTGCGCACCGCGCGCAGGATTGTTTTCCCGTTGGCGATGGTGATGATTGCCTCCACCATCCGGGTCGGATCATAAAGAGAAGTGGCTACTTCGGAGGGTTGCTCCTCGGGAATCGCCAGATCCGAGAGTTCATCCTGCTTTTCAGCAACTTCCAGTTGGTATTGATACGCATCCAGCAGCTCTTCTGGCACAAGACCGTGATACTCGACAATGAATACCTTATCTTCGTCCGAAGCAAGTTTGATGTCATCGTCTGTGGGATCAAGATTGTTCAGATTGTTTACATACGAACCAACATCTACGGCTTTGTAGATGCCAGCTATCATTTTCTGCTCAACTGAGTGCTTAGTCACTGAAGTGCAATGCGCACAACCAAGAGCGCTCTCAATATCGTCTGCTACTGGATCAATAGCGAACTCATGCGGCAGAATGAGAGCTGTTTTCACAGCAATGCGGGTTGATTCTGTAGCTCCGAAGCCAAGTTCTTGGTCAATGCGCCGTTCTGAGGCTTCTTCAACGACAATTTTCAGGATACCCGTACCCCAAATGGCGGCTGCTAGGATGGTTTCAGCCAGTTTATCGGTGATTCCCTCTTTGTAGAGGTCTTCCCGGAGCATATTACGCAGTAGCACCATGTCTTCAGGTGCTTGATCCATGAAATTGTCCGCGATATCGAAGAAATCTCCACGTCCGATGCTGGATTCTTCAAGTTCTGACGCGAAATTTTCGATGGCTTCCGCCAGAGCGGGACTGATAATGACAGAGCGTGGTTGTTTGCTCCCCGCAATGGCCAATTCTTCCTCGGAATTGAAGCCGCGCCACAAGCGATAGTACTCTTCCCAGCGCTCGGCGTACTTTTGGTCGCGCTCATTGATCCAATCACGGACGCGTGGCACGATAAAATCAAGGAGTTGTTGTTCTGCGTGGTTTATCACACTCAAAATCCTGCAATTGGGTCAATCAAAAGCGCCTCTTCGTGCGCCGATGTGTAAAATTCGTCTGCTGGAACAAAGGAAACCTCAGCCAATTGGTCGATGTAGGCCAATGAATCCACCAAATCATCATGTACGAGGGGGTTGGGGAAATCTAAAAGCTGGTCTGTCAACTTCTTATTCCAGTGCCCTCGCTTGAAAGTGATCTGTCCGTGCTGGAAACGCCCCTGTAATGCCCACATTATGCGGTCAATCTTGCGCTTGTTGCCATGAGTCAGCGGCACAATGCGTGGATAGACTCCGAGACGGCGCATATACTCCTGCAAATACGGTTCTACGGCGTTCATCAAAGCCCCTTTCTCAACGCCAAGAGCCATCGGGTGGTAGTGGTGGCACGCCCGAATGATGCGGAGCGCTGTTTCTCGGATGCCCCAACGCCCAGAGATCTGATCCAATACAAACCAACCTTTCGGTGTAACCTCGACGATGGTGATTGCAGTCTCGTCTAGGTTGGCTTCCGCTGACTTGGACATGGTATTAGTCTCGCTGAAGCCGGCCAAGTCTACTGTAATGTACACTCCACCAGAACCATAAGGGTTGGTATCGTCGTATTGAAAGTACTCAGGGGCGAAGGCTCCAGTGCCACCACCTGAAAACGAGGCTTCCAGCTCTTGCCGGAAGGCTGCCTCTGACATAGTTTGTCTAGCAGCTTCTATTTCCTCTGAGTCAATGATCGGATTATCGATTGACTTGAACTGGAAGGCTTTCCAATTCTCGGCATTGCTCGCGGTGACAAACAGATCGTAGAAATGGTTTTTACCGTCGGGGGTGCCGATGAACAGAGCACCACCTCTGGTTTCATTCAGCATGGGGCGCACAATGACATCCCACACCTCAGGCTTCATGAATGCGTACTCATCGAGCACAACATAGCTCAAGCCGGGGCCACGGAGAGTGTCAGGACGATCCGAGCCTTTGAGCTGAATCTGCCGCCCGTTAATCAACGTGATGGTCGCCGTATTCTCGTGGACTTTCTTGATCAGTGGTCCACCCAAGTCCTTCAAGGTGGCCCACATGATGTCCTTTGCTTGCTGGTATGTGGGAGCGATATACCAAACTTGCTTAGACTTGAGGGACATCCCATACTCGTTCTCTTCCTTCATACCCTCCAACAGAAGGGTGACAGCAGAGAGATACGACTTCCCGAATCGACGTCCAGCGGCTACAACTTTGAAGCGGGCTGGATCTCTGAAGATCTCCATCTGCTTCTCGTGCAGATTGAAGTTTAGTTCCATTACTTTCGTTTCTTGGTCTTTGCTTGCTTCTGAGCGTGGATCGCCTTTTCGGCGGCGCGGCATTTGGCCAAGGTATCAAATTGACAACGACCGCGTTGCCCGTATTTCCACATACCGTTGGCGCACTTCATGCAAGGCATTAATCCACTTCCTCGAATTCTGCGTCTTCTATTGGCTCAGCATTGATGGTGTAGGTTTTCTCGGGCTGCTCCATCGAGCCAATTACGATGGTGATATTGCCACCGCCTTTCTGGGCTTTACCTATCTCATTAACAGGGAGTACACGGTCAAACAAAAGTTTGGCTGCTTGCATGTTGCCATT